AGAGGTTATCCCTGAGTATGCTGACCCGCAGAAAGGCGAGACATTACGTCGTGAACTCCGTGAATTCGGACTCAAGGCGGGATTCTCAGATCAGGAATTAGCGAATGTTTACGATTCGCGTGCAGTATTAACGTTGTGGAAGGCAATGCAGTACGACAAGCTACAGTCTGCAAAGCCGGGAATCACGAAGAAGGTTAATGAGGCTCCCAAGGTGATTAAATCAGGAGTTTCACAACCCCGTGATAGCAGCGACGAGATGAAGAAACTAAAGGCTAGGGCAAAGCAGACCGGAAGGGTCGCTGATGCTGCTAGAGCATTTGAACGCTTTTTATAGGAACTATCATGCCTACATATACAGCACATACCGCGATTGGTCAGCGCGAAGATTTGACCGACATCATCTATGACATCTCGCCTACTGAGACTCCTTTTATGAGTTCGGTTGGTAAGACCAAAGCAACTGCCGTTTATCACGAGTGGCAGACTGACTCGTTGGCTGCTGCTACTACTGCTAACGCAGCAGTTGAAGGTGCAGACGCTACATCGGCTACTCTGGCTCCTACCGTTCGTCTTGGTAACTATACCCAGATCATCCAGAAGACCGTTCAGGTTTCGGGTACTTTGGACGTAGTAAACAAGGCTGGTCGTAAGTCGGAAAAGGCTTATCAGTTGGCTAAGGCTTCTGCTGAACTGAAGCGCGATCTGGAAACCATCCTGTTGGCTAACCAAGGTCGTTCGGCTGGTACATCGACAATCGCTCGTAAGCTGGGTTCGATCCTGTCGTGGATCAAGACCAATAGCTCGGTTGGTTCGGGTGGTTCTGATCCTGCAACTATCGGCGTTTCGACTCGTACTGACGGTACTCAGCGTACCTTCACCGAGGCTCTGCTGAAGACTGTTGTTGCAGAGGTGTTTGATTCGGGCGGTTCTCCGAAGATTCTGATGGTTGGTTCGGCTGGTAAGCAGAAGGTTTCGACCTTTGCTGGTATCGCTGCACAGCGTTACATGGCTCCCGGCAATACTCCGACCACCATTATCGGTGCGGCTGACGTTTATATGTCGGACTTTGGCACGATGTCGGTTGTTCCTAACCGCTTCATGCGTACCCGTGATGCTCTGGTACTTGATCCTGAGTACGCAGCACTCGCTTATCTCCGTCCATTCCAGACTAATGATCTGGCTAAGACTGGTGACAGCGAGAACACTCAACTCTTGGCTGAAGTTACTCTGGAAGTCAAGAACGAGGCTGCTCATGGCATCGTGGCTGACCTAGATATGGCTCTGTAATAAGTAGCAACTCTCCCCTGCCTAACGGTGGGGGAGAACTACGAAAGGATTTATGAGTACTCCGATACGGACTCAGACAGCATTTGAAGACGGTGATGGCGGGATTGTCATCGAGACTAAGCAGGATGTAACCGAGATTATCGAGGCCAATAAGCGGCAACTGGACTTTGACAAATCTCGACAAGGACACCTAAACGAGCTTCATCACGTAGCCAGAATACCCTTTACGGTGATTGACGTACTGAATCAGCAAGGGATTATGAAGGGCTTTAACGTGGTAGATGATGTCGGTTTTGCTAGGTGGCTAAACGATCCTGATAATGCTGTCTGGAAAACGTATAAGGGTACTATATGAGAGTTGGTGTTTGCGTTCCTGCAAGGGATGAAGTTCACACGGCATTTGCGTTTGACTTTGCGAAGATGGCTGCACATGATGCGTCTGTCCGATGCAAGGATGGTAAGGGTGGTTTAAGCCTTTATACGATGCCGGGAACGCTGATATTTGACCAGCGTGAGAAGTTGGCAGAGGTAGCGTTGAAGGAAGGCTGTGATGCGTTGTTCTTTGTGGACAGCGATATGCGGTTTCCTCCTGACATCATTACTATCCTGCTGAGTCGTGAAGTGCCTATAGTTGGCGTTAATGCGACTACGAGAAGGAAGCCTGTAACACCTACGGCTAAGATGATGACGAAGTATATGGATGGTGATACGTTAGTCCATAAATGGGAGAACATCGATAGTCGGGGTAAAGAGGGTATTGAGGAAGTTACAGCGATTGGCTTTGGTGCTGTACTGATCCGCAAAGAAGTATTTGAAAAGACTGGCAGACCTTGGTTTGATGCTGGATGGGGTAAGAATGGAGTCTGTGGCGAGGATGTTTATTTCTGCGTCAAGGCTGCTTCAGAGGGATTCCCGACCTACGTTGACCATGAACTGTCAATGCACATTCGACACATAGGAACTTATGAGTACGGATGGAAAGATTTTGAGCAATTAGAGGAATGATATGCCGTTCAGCTCCTATTCGGATTTAAAGACTACGGTAGCAAGCTATCTAGCTCGTAGTGATCTAACTACTGTTATTCCTGACTTTATCCGACTAGCTGAAGAACGGCTGAGACGAGACATTCGGACTCGTCAGATGCTAGTAGTTGCCACAGCTACAACGACTGGCGGTGACTCTACGGTTGGATTACCGACTGATTTCCTTGAGATGCGCGATATACACCTGAACACTAATCCGGTGTTTACGTTGCGCTACAAGGCTCCTAACAGCTTCTACGAGACTGCCAGAACGACTGAGAGTGGCAGACCTGTGGACTATACGATTCTCGGCTCAGAGATTCAGTTAGCTCCTATTCCAGATACCGCATATACGTTGCAAATGTTGTATTACTCTAAGCCTACGCTCTTGAGTGATACGAACGCTAGTAATACGTTCTTGGCTAACTATCCTGATGCGTTGCTGTATGCAGCTTTAGGTGAGGCAGAGCCGTATCTGATGAATGATGCTCGTTTGCAAACGTGGTCTGCTTTGTATGATCGTGCGATAGCGGCTATCAATACGTCTGACCAGTCGAGTGAATACAGCGGTCAACCTATGTCAATGTCTTATAACGTGAGGTGAAATCATGGCAGAAATGTCGAACCATCTTGAGGACGCTCTGATTAACGCTACCTTGCGTAATACGAGCTACACCAGTCCGGCTACGGTCTATGTCGGTCTTTACACTAGCGATCCTACTGACGCGAATACTGGAACTGAGGTATCTGGTGGTTCGTATGCTCGGACTTCTGTAACGTTTGGTGCGCCTAGTAATGGTGCTACAACGAACTCAGCGAGTGTGGTGTTTCCTACGGCTACTGGTTCATGGGGAACGATTGGCTGGATCGGTATCTTGGATGCTGCTACTAGCGGAAATCTCTTGTATCACACGGCTCTGGACGAGGCTAAGACAGTAGGTACAGGTGATATTTTCACGATTTCGAGTGGCAACCTTAGCGTAACGTTAGCTTAATATGCCGTTCGTCGTTAATGACCGTGTAAAGGAAACGACTACCACGACTGGTACGGGTACTGTCACGTTAGACGGTGCTTCTCCGGGCTACCAGACGTTTGCTGCTGGCATTGGTAACGGCAATGTGACCTATTACGCGATTGTTCTAGCTAGCGAATGGGAAACCGGCATAGGTACGGTTGGAAGTGGTACGTTAAGCCGGGATACCGTTCTACAGTCATCGAATAGCGATGCGAAGGTCAACTTCTCTGCTGGCTCTAAGGAAGTCTTTGTAACGTATCCAGCGGATAGGGCTGTTTACAAAGAGACATCAGGTAATGCGATTCTATTCCCGATATGGGAAAACACACCTACGGTATCAGGTGCATATTCGATAACGTCAGGAAATCGTGGGATCAGTTACGGTGAAATCACTATTACGACAGGTTCATCGGTAACTGTGCCTACTAGCAGTTCATGGCTAGTTTTTGGTTAAGGAAAGAACATGAGTAACTTAAAAGTTCAGGGCAATGCGAGTGGTACAGGTACACACACTTTGCAATCTGCTAACACTAATAGCAATATCACACAGACGTTGCCTGACGTTAGTGGAGTTACTTTAGGGTTTTTGAATGTTCCGCAGTCAGGATCGGATAAGACCAGCTCTTATACCTTGGCTACGTCTGACATCGGTGAGTTTGTGGGTGTTGGCACTAGCGGATCGATTACGATTCCTAACAGCACATTTGCTGCTGGCGACATTGTTTCGATCTTCAACAACACGACAGGCAATATCACGATTACCTGCTC